ACAATTGTAGCCATCAATCAAAGGCGGTGGGAAATTGAAGAGAGTTTTCGTATCATGAAGCAGGAACTACGAGCCAGACCAGTTTATCTCAGCCGTTCAGATAGGATTCAAGCACATTTCACTATTTGTTTCCTAGCACTAATGATTTATCGTCTCTTGGAAAAACAAATAGGAGAAACAGTCACCTGTTCAGAACTCATCCAAACCTTACGCAATTATAAGTTCAAACATCTTTATGGAGTAGGATATCTTCCAACTTACACCAGAACAACTATCACGGATCAACTCCACCAAGCATTTGGCTTCCAAACTGATTTTGAGATTATAAGCGAAAAAAATATGAAAAAATTTTTAAAAAACCAAATCTCGATAAAAAGTACGCATTTTTTTAAAAGAGAAAAAGAGCTCCGAAAAGCTGTTATAGCAGCATTTAGGGGCTCTTTGTTTTCAAAAAACTGTCAAAGATGGGATTATACAACATTATAATACTCAACACAAGTATTTCACACATTATTTTCATGTTCATAAATCAAAATTAGAATGATGGATGATATCCTTCTTTTTCCACTCTCTTATCATATTTCTTCCTCCTACTGTATTATTCGTAAAAGAATAAAACATAAATATTAAAAAAATCGTAAACCCGACCCCCGCAAAAGAAGAGGTAAACGCTAAGAGGTTGGAGCGCAAGCGCCTCACACCACTATTTTATCAAATACCACTTGAAAAAACAATTCTCACAAAAGTCCCCAGATTCGTTTCTAAGGGTTTCTAGTTGATTCATGGAGTTCTATATGATGAAGCCCTAAAACGAGGCGTCCTAGACTCCAGTTATTCAGCTGATGGCTACTTATATGCTTCTAGTTCTCCGTTCTGGTGAATTCTAGCAAAGTTTAAGACGGCTATCTGTTTGTATCTATGATAATTAGTGGATTTTGTCCCAGCAATTTCTAAACATTCACTTACTGTTTTCTTCCTCATGTAACAATAATGGATAATAAAGTATTTTCTGGCTCGCTTGTTCTCTATCTTATTGATGTCATGGACAAATGTTTCTAGACTCTCTCTGATTGCCTTTTCATGCTTACTAGTCAAATTCCACTGATCAGGTAGGACAAGTTCCCAAGCCTCTTCATCTATTGTAACTTGGTTTTCACTCCCTGCCATCCTCTGGAATCTCAGAAAGTAAGTCATCCGCTTTCTACTTTAAATTACAAGGGTAAAAGCTTAATTTCTTCTACTAAATTTCTTCCTTTTTCAAAACTAATCATTTTTCTGGTAAATTGGTCAGTTTTTACCCCCTTTTTGTCTGGAGGTCTCCGACTTGGAAAAAGTTCCCTTCACCGGTTCCCAAAGTATTCAAAAAATTTTTTTCAACGTGGGGGGAGTCAATATCCTTTCAGTTCTATAAATCTTTTAGCGATTACTTTTCTTCGACTATTTATATAACGAGTAGTTTTATTTAGTTTCTCTGCCACGTCTTCCCAAGTCACACCAGCTTCTAAAAATCTCATTTTAAAGATGACTAGATCAGTATCAATCAGATTTTCCATCAAGGTATCTACAATTAATTTAAAACCTTCCAGATATCTTAAGGTTAAATCTTCTTCAATTCTAATTATAGTATCTTCAGTAGGACTTGAAGCTTTCTTACCCTGAGATCTAATATACGTTTCATTCCCATGTTTCTTGTTATGTATCAACTCTTGTCTTCTCAAGTAAATTTTATTAGCAATCGTTCTATATCGCCCTAACTCAATATCTATCCCGTCCAGGTCTCTATTACTCAGTTCATACATAGTCAAGTACCTCCACTTCAATTTTAAAATTTTCTTATCTTGCGTTCTGTCAAACTGACAAAAGCTTAAAAGCCTTTCAACACTCCACTTACCAGGTATCATTGTTTTAAGTTTGACAACTCTTCAATATGACAATTTAAAGAAGTATCCCTCTAATTTATTCCCCAGTTTCTCTTATCTTACATTCTGTGAAACTCACTCCATTCTGTAACTTACTGATATACATGGCTTCCAAGCCTATACTCTGTTTTAGTTTATGCTTTCTTCATTTTGTGAAACTAATTTACTGAAATTAAAAACAAGGCCATTTTTGATATAGCTATCAATTTCTTGATATTCAAACCAGCCTTGTTTCTAATGAATTACTCTTTACCTAAATACTCTTTAATCTCACGATATTCCTTAGAAAAATTCATATGCCCACTGACATCAGGATTTAAGAACGGAAGGATACTTGTTGGATTTACTTCTGTCCGATATACTGCAAGAGAATGCTCCTGAGTTATTTCTCCAACTACGCCTTTATGTATTTCTTCTACATCTTTCTTTAGTGCTTGAATTTCATCGTAGGCATCTAAAATTATCCTAAGTTTCTTCTGGTAACGTTTATAGATTTTCTTTTCTTCAGCTCTTCGCTTAGTCTCTTTAAAGATATATTCAAATATCGCTGCCTTTGCCTCCCAGAAATAAGTATCATACTCTTTCTCTAAAAGATTGATTGATTCACTCATGTTAGTAACTTGTTCTAAGGAAGTAGCATTATCCTCAAAAAAAGAATCAATATTATCAAATGAAACCTTCTTCTCTCCAGTAATTGTTTTTCTTTTTTCTTCCAACTTTGTTCTTGCTTTTGCAATCTTATCTTTTTTATCATCAAGATTTTCTAATGTTGATAATACTTCTCTAATATCCATCCCCTATCTCCTAATTCCATTTTATAAAGAAAGCGCAATCCGTTTCAATTTTCTTTACAACGAAACGAGTATAAAGCATTAAACTCATTCCATAAATAACAGATTCACTTACCCACCGTAAGCTATTTTTGTTTCTTTCAAATAAAGTAGCGAAATTATACAAATCCCCAACGAAAGCAACTTTATCGCCTTTTACTCCTAGCACTTCATCAGGTACAACAATAACATCATCAACGTATAAGTTTTCTGAGTATCGTTCCTTCTTGTTAATTTTTAAAATATAATTTCCATCGCTAGATTTCTCCTTATCTAAAAACTTAAATAGTGACTGACTTAATACAAGAGTATTATGACGTTCAGGATTTAAATCGTTTATTGTATCTTTCAATTCGTCAAAATTAGAAACATTTTTTTCAGGTGCTTCTTTTAGAATTTTTCCGATTTCAATATTACGAGTTTTACGACAAAGACGGGGAATTTTTTTACTTAAGAAATCTGATATATTATATTCTCCATCTTCAACTTGTTCAGACGACAAGGCAATACGGCCTGAAAATGTCTTGTGTTCAAACTTGGTTCTAATCTGTTTTTTTCTAAGTTCTACACTTTTACTATCTCTAAAATCTTCTGATTCAAGTTCTGCTAGATGTTCATCATCAAAACCTACAGTTTCATATGTTCCACCTGTACCCGTATGCTCAATCACATTAACAAGATCCACTAATTCTTTTCCTTCTTCAGGAACGTCATAGATACTTGTTATATCTTGTGATAATATTAAACCTGTTTTTGATTTTTCATCATCAATACTCATTCCTCTACTTCTTACATACTTTTCTACCAAACTAAAGTTTTTAGCCATTTTATACTCCTTTATCTCTTTATTGCTCCTCGTTGTTTATAATTTTTTCTAAAGTTCTTAGCTCTTAGCTTTTCTTTTAGAACTCTACGAGCTTTTAAAATCATTTTTTCTAACTGTTGATTTTGTGTTTTCGTTAGCATATTTCTCTAGTATTTCATGGTTCCCACTTTCTAAACTGCTATCTTCATTTTTACATTTTGAAAATATTTTCTGTCTTTTTTCTGGATCAATAGAAAACTTACTAGCTACCACATACCCTAATGAAGTATCTACCGTCATCTTCTTCACCTCCTTTCTTCTCAAGCAAAAAGGGACATACCACTAGCATTATATGCTTACGGTATGCCCCTGAGTTGTTCTCAATAGACTTATTTTTTAGTTTCTTTTTTGACTAGATGAGTAAATTTCCCATCTGAGTAGACTAAAGTTATCTCTCCAAATCTTGGAACTTTTTCTATCTCTATTATACCACATTTTTCGTAGACAATAAAGCCTTTTTCTGTTGAAAATTTCATTTCATCCATATCTATTAACCTTTCTCTCCTCTCACTGTGTTAATCGTGTATCGCTTATCTTTGATTGTGAAAGCCTTAAAAGTGTTCCCTTCTAAACCTTTCAAAATTCTACTTGAATTTCTAGCATTGTACACCGTCCGTAGTTCACTACTATCTAGGTTCGTGTTGAAAATCGTAGTTTCTCGATTGTTGATAATATCAAACAAGAAATCCTGTTCCCAATCGCTCTTAGGTGTTACTGTCCCATTTTTTGCGCCCAGGTCATCGATGATTAGGAAATCAACATCAACAAGCTTTTTAACCGCCTCATATTCTGTTAAGTTGGCATTTCTTCCATAAGCCCAACCTTCTTTTATCTGCTTGATAATCTCGGTTAAGCTGACAAATAAGACACTCTTAGGATCGTTCTTCTCTCTGAAACTCTCATTGATTTCTTTGGCCAGGGCAAGCGATAAATGACTTTTTCCTATTCCTGTGCTACCGCTGATTAAAGTATTTCCCGTCATACCTGCAAGGTATTTCTGGGCTTGCCCCTTTACAAACTCTAACATCTGACCTTCCTCTGTAGTCTTAACAAAGAAATTATCAAATGTCGCTCCCTTTAACTCTTTAGGAATTGTACTATCACGCATTAATACATCATAAGTTTTAAAATACGTTTGTCTATCATCAAACCGCTGTAATAGATCTTTCTCTTTTTGTTTAATATCCCCCTTCACACACTCCGGGCAAAATGGTTGTATTTTTCTTTCTGAACTCCCTACTACAGATATAGAAATTTCCCAGTAATTTACCTGATGAATATCACAAACTTTATCTGATATTTTTCTGTTATTAAATTCTTTAAATTGTTCCTTCATCTTTGCAACTCCTAAAATGGTAGATCTGGGAAGTTATCTTCTGACTTCCCTTTTATGTTTTTAGGCTTTTGATTCAAATAACCATCAAACTTAGATCCGAAAAGTGTTTCAGGTCTCAGATATTTAGAAAATTCAGGACTATCCTTCCATTCTGCCGTTTTAATATCTATCACCTGTTTAAAATCTTCAAGTGTATAGCCTTCTTTGAATCGTGCTAGTAAAAGCCTTTTTGTCTTATCGACAAATTTATATCTCTTGTTAGCTACTTGATTCAAATAAACAACAGGAATCCAAAGTTCTTTATGTTTTGTTTTCTCTAAATCTTTTATAGCCATTTCTTCAAGCCAACTAGGAAAAATGAAAGATGAGCTTTGCTCATTAGGCGAGGTTTCCTCGGCTATATATTCTTTATTTATATCTAACTTTAAATCTTGCTCTAACTCTTTATCTATCTCTATCTCTGTCTTACATGTAGATAACGTTGTAAAATTATTAGATAACATTGTAAGATTTTTTTCTTTCTCTTGTTGCTCTTTGCGGTAACTTCTCATATATGCAGCATGGTTTGTTTCTTGTTGTACTAAAGCTTTTGCTTGGGTTAACTCGGCATTCTTATCTTCATCAATCTGAATCAGGCCACATTGCGTAAAATAAGCTATAGTCATAGATATATCATCTTCTGAAACATCTAATTTCAAGGCTAGTTCTTCTTTTAATGTTTCAAAATATCCCTCGTAATACAGAATACAATCACTTTCAAGACTTTCTAACATCATGCGTATATAGATTACTGTCATGGTATAACCGCCAGGCATACTTTTGAGTCGCTTAATAAAGAGATTGTCAAAAAATTTCTTATCAATTTTCAACCAAAAATATACTTTAGTTTTTGCCATCATCTACCCCCAGGAACTTCAAAATATCCGTAACTTTGTAATAGACTTTTCTAGTATCTTCTAGTGGTGGTTGGTAGCGTCTTAGTCCTGCACCTTCCCACTTTTGCAAGGTTTTGTATTTTATATCTAACTCGTCCATAGCTTCTTGTGCTGATATTAAACCAGTTAGTCGTGGTTTAGGTCTTTCTCGGACTGCTAGATAGTTTTCTACTACTGTGCTTATTCTATTGGTTAAATCGTGTTCGCTTTCTTTACTCAAACTAAACATATCCTTCCACCCCTTTCAGTGTTAAATTCATTCTATTCCTCATTTCCTAGGCTGGTTTATGGGTTCGGAAGGTTATTTGGTCACTTAATGCCCTAAATAACATATCTTCCTGATCATTTAAAATCATCTCAATAGTTTTACAAACTTTATGTCTTAAGTTTGTATCCGAAAGTTGATTATCTAATACTCCGAAAATTGCTGATAGATTTTCTATGTTCTCTATACGCTTAACTATAAAGGCCTCTATTGTTAAGCCTCGCTCATCTAATTTCTCTTTAGTATATAAATGTACTCTATAAGTCATTTGATATCTCCTTGTTTATTAACACCTGCAAGCTGGATATATCGCCCATAGTCAGGGCTTAAACTCTCACTAGGTCTTTCTCCCAGTTTCCTGTTTTCTCGCTCCAGTTGGGCGCTTTTTCGCGGTCTCGATGGTTTAGATAAAGCAGCAAGCCAATCAATACCATCACGAAGATAAGCGCCTGTGTGTTGCTTATATCTAACTCATTCATTTTAATAACCCTCTTTCTTTCAAATCCTTGATAATTAGGCTACGTAGATAATCCCAAATATTACCAGTGTTATCTGTTGCTAGTTTATTCGGATCTGTGAAACTTCTAACAGCTTTATTCAAATAGTTAAATAATAACCAGTGTGGGCGTTCTTTCCCTAAATTGATGGAATTAGTTGCTAAAAATTCATCATGTTTTTTCAACTCGCCTAGTAAGTTGCTGATGTTTGCATCTAAAAATGTTTCATGTTCCGCTTCCTGTTGTTTATAGGTTTCTGATAGTTTATAAAACTGAATCCATAGCTGACTGATTGTAGTTCGACAATCTTCGGCTATCTCTGTTGCTCCGTGGTGTTTCTTTGATAAATGCCACTCCGACAAAATATCTAACTTCTCCTCTACGCTGCCTAATTCTTTTTCAAATTCTTTAAAATAATCATTCATGTTTTTCCTCCAATTCTCTTTTGTACATTTTAATAGCATTATTTAGATTTTTCTTTGTATTAATAAGCCAATCATAAGCAAGATTAAAAATAGCGCCCTGTGTGTCGTATTCTAAAGTTAAAAGCATGTTCTTTTCTTTGGTGCTTATGTTTTTACTGAAAAAGTGGAAAGTAGCCCCTAAGGCATTTTCAACGGTGTTAAGTTCTAAGGTTAAATCATCTAGTTCATCTAAAATATTTCTCATTTCTTCTTTTGTCATTGTTTTTTTCTCCGTTGGCTTTTTAATGATCGTTTACTACCCTGGATAATTTTACCACTCCAAACGCTGAGCGATTGCCCCAAGTTGGCGAACGCTTGTAGTGATGTTTCGTGGGTAATCACCCACATTTCAGCTAAACAAGGCCTTAGAATCACCCTGTCAGCGCTTGATTTCAAAACCTTTTCTAATTGCTTGCCTGCTCTTCGGTTTTTCTTTAGGTATTTGATAGAATAGATATTTTTTGCTATAATCAAAGCATAGAAAAAATTTCTATACTTTGAATTATGTCGCTTGCTCGCCTCGTCTAAAATTTGAGCAAGTGATTTTTTTATTTTCTTTTTGCATGATTACTACCTGACTTTGGTTTATAAAGCAAGTCTTTACTTTCGATAAGATCTAGAATCCAGCTGAACCCCTGCTCCACCGTTTCAAGAAATGCGCCCAGGTCTTCACTGTCCAAGTTCTCGTAGTTCATACAAAGATATTCAGCTAGTTGTCTGTCTTTCTCAACTAGCTTTTTAAAATCCTTGGAATACTTGGGAATTTCTAACCCTTTGGCATTCGTAACTGTCTTAAAATCATTTTCCATTTTCTATACTCCTATACTTTAAAAATTAATTCCTTAATTTCTGAATATCCCCTATTCAAATTAATCATAGCTATTGCCATATCTTCCGAGCGCTGATAGTTTGTAAGTTCATCACTGGTTAAACTGTCAATACCGTTTCCACTTTCTCGCTCTTGCATGAGTTGGGCTTTGTTTTTCCCAGTCGCTCCCTTTAGCAATAAGTTTGTAAGTGTACTATAGGCATGCTTGGGCGCTTTCTCCCATGATTTGATAGCTTCGGTTAAGGTCTTGCGCTTTGGTTTTTCCAGTTCTCTTTGAAGATAACGCTTAGAAAGTTCATCACGCATTTCAAAAAAGGCTTTAACCAGGTTCTTCTTAAACTCTTTTACGGGTTCTGTATTTCGTAAGTAAGTGATCATCAAGGTTGCTTGTTGCTCATTCAAAATATAGTCCCGTACATTTTGTCCACTCTTTGAAGGTGAAATTTTAAATTGCACCTTTCCGAAGATTTCAAAGTCCTCTCGGTGCTTGTTCAGCAAAATCTTCAAATGTCTGTGCTTAATTTCAGCGCAGTCGGCAACGATACTGCTCAGTGTATACGGCTCTTTCTTGCCGTCCATATAAACCAATTCCATTGGTTCACTCCTTTCTTCTTGTTGCTCGTGCTTGCCACCTAAAACAGTACCAAGGTAAAGCATTAAAGTAGGGTAAAATCGGAGAATATGAACCCCTACAAACCCTTGATACTGCTATAGGTAACAAGCAAATTACACTAGCGAATATTTAGCTAGATCCGTTTATCAATCCCCAGTAGTAAAGCACCACATGAGAAACTTGTAAATGTATTGAAGTATTGCGATCTGTTCGCTCCTTTCTAATAATCTTCAGCAAGCCACTGCATGGCTTTTTGATAAATACTAGGCTTTACTTCGCCACCGTCTCGGATTTTGCGATAGGTAACTTGTGAAACCCCTATTTCTTCGCCTGCTTGCTTTGCGGTCAATTTCTTGTCTGCTTGCTTTCGGCGAATCGCTTTTGCTTGTGTTGAGGTAATAAGCAATGAAGTTCCCCCTTTCTTTTCTAACATTTTTGTTAGTTCTTCTGTATTCTACTAAATAAAATGTTAATTGTCAAGAATTTCTAACATTTTTGTTAAAGATTTATTTTTTGTGTTATAATTATTTTGAGGTAATATAAGATGAACAAATTACAAGAATTACGAAAGAGTAAAGGGGACACCCAAAAAACACTTGCTGAACTTCTTGGAGTATCAGAGATGACTATATCCCGTTGGGAAAAAGAAAAAGAATTAAAAATTAAATATGAATATACACAAAAACTAGCTGACTACTTCGGGGTAAGCGTTGGGTATTTGTTGGGGCATGAGGATTATAAAACTATTCAAAATGATGCACTTGGTAGCCATAAAAATATGGTAAAATTATTACATACTAACCCAGATTCTAAAAATATAATTTCAGTGTACGATGAGACTAATCGAAAAAACGGGAAGTGGATTTTATCTGTTTTTGTAAAAGCTGATAATCTTCCCATAATCGAACAAGATATTAAGGATCTTATTCTTAAAGAGTGTAAAAAAACTCACTCCGAAGATTATGACGAAAAAATATATGGGACTCTTTCTGATAATATTTCAAGAATCTACATAGCTCTTGGACAATTGCCAATACTTTTTAAAGATTTTTTTGGTTCTTTTCTATCCCTTCCAACATCTGATAAAAAAATCGTTATGCAACTAGTAAATAGTCTATACGAAAAAAATAGAGGTATAGGTATCATAGAAGAGCATCCTGATAAAAAATAATTTGAAAATTACTTAGAATTATCTGATAAAAAACTAAAAAAGAGTAACCCCCCATAGGATTTTTTGACACTGAATCAAGAAACCTTACAGAATTGGAAGATGTTATCAATAAACAAGCTTCAAAAGGTTATCGCCTACATATCGCCAATGGTGGAAGCAAAGGAGTAAGTGGTGGAGACCGCATTCAGGCTACAATGGTTTTTGAGAAGTTCTATAAAAATCCACCATCTTTTATCAGAAAACATCAGCATATAGGAGGCTACTTATGAAAAAATTACTAGGCACGTCAGCTATTTTACTTTCTGCTACCCTTCTAGTAGCTTGCTCTAACAATCAATCAACTACCAAAGATAGCTCGGAGCAACCAAAAACGGAGCAAAAAAATACTACTTCAACAAACACAAAAGCCAAAGTAGATAACAGTAAATACGACAATCTAATTTCTGAAATCAAATCAAAATTAGATCCTGAATCAACTGGCGCAATAAGCGTAAAAATTCAAAATAACGTAATCGATTCAGATTCATCCGAACCGCATGATACAATTATGATTTTGCTAACTGGAACGGCTAAAGATAACGCAAAAGAGACTATGGCCGCAATCAATTCAAATTCTGCTACAACTAATCAGCAAAATGCAATTACCGTATTTCGGATGTCTATATCTGAGTTTGCTAAAAAATTACCAGACGACAATACTACTCTTTCCCTTGGATATGAAAAATCCGCTGATCAATACGACTTAATCGCAAAATCTTCAAAACAAAAAGATTTTATCCCTGTTGGAGAAATCATCGTAAATTAAAAAACTCCCCCATATTCGCCAATAGCGCCCCTATTTCTAAGGTCTATTGTGCAAAAACAGGGGAAATTGAAGAATAGAAAGCCAATTTTACAGACTAAAGTGCAAAAAACGACAAATTTGACAAATAGAGATGACTAATATCTTCTAAACCATCGGCGAAATCGTGGGCATATATAGAGGGAATTAAAATGAACAAAGAAAATCCATATTTTGAACAAACCAAACAAAACTACATAGAAGTTGAAAAACTCTATAAACTTGGTAAAGCAAAGCATACATCTTCTAAATACAGATTTCTTGCACCAGCAGTTAAAAGACAATCTGAACAATTCTTATTTGAAGCCAAGACTCAAAAAAGAAAATATTGGAAATTCAGTCGTGGTTCTCTGGTATTCGTAGAGTTCGGTGTAAATATAGGCGGAGAATTATCAAATAATCATTGGGCTATTGTCTTAGACAAAGTAGATAGTCCCTATAAAAAAACACTTACAGTAATTCCTCTAACATCTAAAAATCAAATAGATACTGTACTCATAGACGAAGTCATTGCAGAATATCCTTCTATTTTGCTTGATGAATATATTGAAAAATTACACAAAGAATTATTTGCCTACCTAAAATATTTAGATTCCAATAATGCAATTACTGAAGCTGCCTTATCGGATGTCTACCAAGCTTATACAGAACAATTTTCAAACGAAATAATTCAACCTAAGATAATAGACGATGATAACCTTAAACGGACACAATCAGAAATAAATGACGTTATTGAATTAACTCAATACTACAAAAAATACATTAAGCGTTCTTATGCCAAGTGTAATAACCTTCAAACAATCAGCAAAGATAGAATTTTAAAGAAAAATAGATTAGATCCAATCGGAAAAATGAAAGTATCTGATAACACATTGGACAAAATTAACGAAAAGTTAAAAGAATTATACCTTTTCTAATCTCTTGACATTTTTTAATAATTATATTACAATACAGCTATTAGGAGTTTAGCTCCATAAAGTTTACATTTGGATTTTAGATCCATAACGTGATAGTAGCCGTATTTGATACGGCTACTTTTCTTTTTATATTCTAGTAAACATAACTTAAAATAAAAAACTCCCCCATATTCGCCTTGTTTTCTATTCTGGTACAATTTACCGTCCGACTGCTTAAAATCGAAAATAGGGGCATTCTCGTAGCTCCTCGCATGGTATAAACTCAAAACCTTTTCTAATTGCTTGCCTGCTGATGGAAAAGGAGTAAAACCATGAAGATTACAGAGTACAAAAAGAAAGATGGATCAGTAGTTTACCGTTCCAGCATTTATCTTGGTATCGATACCGTAACAGGTAAGAAAGTCAAGACAACTATTTCAGACAGAACCAAGAACAGACTCAAAAGCAAGGCTATCCAAGCCAAGGTAGAGTTTGAAAAAAACGGCTCAACAGTCACAAAAACCGTTAATGTTACCACCTATCAGGAATTGACGAACCTCTGGCTAGAAAATTATTGCCATACAGTCAAACATAGCACTCTTATAGGAGCAAAAAACAACATAAAAAAGTATCTCCTACCAGCCTTTGGAGACTACAAGCTGGATAAGCTGACGCCCCCAATCATTCAGCACCAGGTAAACCAGTGGGCAATAGATTATAACCAACTAGGGAAAGGTTATCAGCAATATAATCAACTCCATGCCCTAAATAAACGCATATTATCCTATGCCGTTTCCTTGCAAGTCATTGCTTCAAATCCATCTAGTGATATCATCGTCCCACGTCGCAAACCCAAAGAAGGGCAAAAACTGAAATATCTGGATGACGACAATTTGAAAAAATTCTTAGATTATCTGGATCAGTTGCCAAACACTTATAAAAATTTCTCCGATACGGTGTTATATAAGACACTTCTAGCGACTGGTTTGCGTATTCGTGAGTGTTTAGCCTTGAAATGGTCTGATATTGACTTACAAAACGGTAGCATTTCAGTTACCAAGACTTTAAACACCCTCAAGGAAATCACTAGCCCTAAAAGTAAAAGTAGCATTAGAGAAATAGCACTGGATACCAAAACGGTACTCATGCTTCGGCTCTATAAAGCAAGACAATCCCAAATAGGTAGGGAAATAGGGGTAACTTTTGAAAAAGTGTTCTCTGATACCTTTGACAATTATAGAGAAGCTGGAGCGCTCAGATTCAGACTAGAAAAGCATTTAAAACTGGCTGGATGTCCTCGTTTGAGTTTCCACGCTTTCCGACACACCCACGCTAGTCTATTGCTTAATGCTGGCCTGCCTTATAAAGAAATCCAAACACGGCTAGGCCATTCTAAAATTTCAATGACTATGGACATCTATAGTCACCTATCCAAAGACAATAAGAAAAAGGCGACTTCCTTTTATGAAAAAGCCATTGAGAATCTACAAAGTTCCTAA